CGCACCATCAAATGTATCTTGGTCAACCAATACATTAAGTTATGCGGGTTCTATAACCAATGCAACGTGGAACGGAAACAACATAGCGTTAAACAAGGGCGGTACTAATGCCAGTTTAACGGCTAGTGCGGGTGCGGTTACATATTCTGGAGCAAGTGCTTTAGCTTTAAATACACCTGGTACTAGCGGACAACCTTTAGTGTCTGGCGGTACAGGTTCACCTACATTTACATCTGCACTAACTGGTCTAACTATAGACAATTCAACTATTGGAGCTACAACTGCTTCAACAGGTAAATTCACAACCTTAGAAGTTACAGGAACATCAACCCTTGGAGATGCTTCTACTACTTATATTCAGGTGGTAGGGGATGCTTCTTATCCTGCAATTAAAGCGGCAGGAGGAACAAATACACCTCTTGTTTTACAACCATTGGGTACAGGCGCACTTCAGGCACAACAAACAACTTCATCTGCTACAGGTGGTAATGCTAGGGGTGCTAATGCGGTTGATTGGCAGACAAGTAGAAATAGTGTAGGGCAAGTTGCTAGTGGATCAAATAGTGTAATTTCTGGTGGAGCAAATAATACTTCAGCTTCTCCATATAGTTTTGTTGGAAGTGGTAATTCTAATCTTGCTAACAGTCAATATGCTATATCTGTCGGTGGAAATTCAAATAATGCTTCAGGATACCACAGCAATATATTAGGTGGAACAACCAATACTGCGAATTCATTTTTCAATATTATTGTTGGAGGCGCTACTAATACTGTGCAATCAAGCACATCTGCTGTAACTACACAAGCAACCACAACAGTAACATCTGGTTCTACTGCGGTTACATTGTCAAGCAGTAATGCAAGTATTAAAGTAGGTCAAATTATTCGTGGAACTGGTTTAGTTGATTTTACTTATGTCTCAGCCATTTCAGGAACATCACTAACATTATCTCAAAACGCTAACGCATCTGGCTCACCAACACTATCTTTCTATACACCTCATGGAGTAGTAGTAGGAGGAGGAAATAACCAAGCAACAGGCTCATATAGCTTTATTGGTGGTGGTGGTGATGCGGGTACTACTACAAACAGAAATACTGCTTCAGGCGATTGGTCATCAATTTTAGGTGGTAAATCAGCAATTACTAGAGGTGTAATAGGCGCACAAGCCTATGCTTCTGGTGAATTTTCTGCTCAAGGAGATGCTCAAACAGGTATTTATACTTTAAGGAATACAAGTACATCTGCCACTTTAGTTGTATTAACTGCTGATTCTGGAACTGCTGGAACATTAAATCAAGCAGTAATTCCATCAAATTATGCTTACACATTTAGGGCATTAATTACTGGCAGAAACACATCAACAAACGATACTGCTTCATATCAGATACTTGGTTCAATACAAAATACAAGCGGAACTGTAGCTCTTGTTGGAACTCCAAGTGTAACTACAATAGGATACACAGCAAGTGCATCAACATGGGTTGTTTCTGCAACAGCAGATAATACAAATAAAGCAATAAGTATTAATGCAACTGGTGCGGCAAGTACCACTATACATTGGGTTTGTAAACTTGAAACAATAGAGGTCGGATAATGGCATTAAAAATTAACATAGAACAAACTCAATTTGGCGCACCAGCACCAGAGGCTTACGCTCGTGTAACCAACTTTTTTGGAAACAAAGACAACATCCAAGTACAAGTTAGCGTACATTACAACGCAGATGCAAGACATGGAAATATGTCTCCTGTGATGGAGCACGCACACTACATTGGATTAGCAGACCTAGCGGGTAAGGGTGAGTTGATGACTGCAATATACACAGTTCTTAAAACAATGTCTCAATATCAAGGCGCAACGGACGTTTAAAAATGGCTATTAACCAAGACAACGTAGCAGACAAACTTATCCCCACAACTGGGGCATTAAGTGTACAGGGGTTAGTTCTTAACTCTATGACTCTTACTACGTCTGTGGTTATTCCAACTGGTTATTCTGCAAGTAGTGTGGGTCCGATAACTTTGAGTAATGGTGTTTCAGTAACAGTACCGAATGGATCTAGATTTTTGATTTTATAGGGATTAGATTATGAAAATAGCGGTTTGTGCAATTAGTAAAAATGAAGAAAAATTTGTAAAAAGATTTTGTGATTCTGCCAAAGGCGCAGACTTAATACTTATTGCAGATACTGGTTCAACTGACAATACTGTAGATTTGGCAATAGAAAATGGAGCAATAGTACATGAAATATGTATTAATCCTTGGAGATTTGATCTTGCAAGAAATGCTGCTTTAGCTCTTTTGCCAAAAGACATAGACATTGTTGTTAGTCTTGATTTAGATGAAGAACTTCAGCCTGGTTGGCGAGAAGAAATTGAAAGAGTTTGGACACCTGGAACGACTAGATTAAGATATAAATTTGATTGGGGTGCGGGAATTGCTTTTTATTACGAAAAGATTTTTGCTAAAAAAGGTTATTTTTTTCATCATGCGGTTCACGAATATCCAATTCCAGACCCAAGAACTGTAGAAGTTTGGGCACAAACAGATATGTTGTTAGTAGTTCATAAACCTGATCCAACAAAATCAAGAGGTCAATATATGGATTTACTAGAAATGGCGGTTAAAGAAGATCCACATTGTCCAAGGAATGCTTTTTATCATTGTAGAGAGTTAACCTTTCATTATCGTTGGCAAGAAGCTATAGATGCTTTACACAAGTATTTAAAGATGCCTGAAGCTACTTGGATTAATGAAAGATGCTATGCGATGAGGTTGTTAGGCAAAAGCTATGAAGAACTGGCTAACCATTGGGAATGCCTAAAATGGTACAGGTTGGCTTGTGCAGAAGCTCCTAACACTAGAGAACCTTGGTTAGATTTAGCAATGTATTCTTACAGATGTTCTATGTGGGAAGAGTGTTATTCAAGTGCAATGACTGCATTGAAGATTGTTGACAAGGAAGCGGTTTACACAATGGATCCAAGTGCTTGGGGTGAGAAACCTTGGGATTTAGCCAGTATTTCTGCATGGAATATTGGGCTAAAGGAAAAAGCAATTGAATTTTGTCAGAAAGCAGTAGAATTAAACCCTACGGACGTTAGGTTAATTAACAACTTATTGCAAATGCAAGAAGACTTAAATGATAACAAGTAGCTATTATTCTGGGAATGGTGAAAACAATGGGTTATATGGTAACCCAGGTGTAAACACAGTTACCTATTTTATATGGCCTATTTACATTCAAAGTGTTACTCAACCTGCAACACCAACTGGTGGTTCTTGGAACTTTACTACAAATGTAGGAACTCCTCCAACTGGATGGTCAGCAACACCAATAACGTCTACTGGTAATGATGTTTGGGTATCTGTTTCAGTAGTTAACTCTATTGCACCAACTGTACTGAGTTGGAGTACTCCTGCTCTTTATTTTGCACCTCCTGTTAGCGGTCCCACGGGTCCTACGGGACCTTTGGGTCCAACAGGTCCTTATGGTGGCCCGACTGGACCGACAGGTCCTACAGGTCCTTTTGGTCCGACAGGACCTACGGGTCCTATTGCTTATTCTGGTTTGCCAGTATTGTTGTACACAGGAGTAACAAGGGTTGTACTGGCGGTAAATAGTTATATACAAGTTTTACTATATGGTGGAACGATTGTGAATGTTCCTCTTGTTTAAGGAAAAGAAATGACTGCAAGAATTCCATTAGTTATAAGTGGTACGCAAATAGAGGAACTCCAATCTGGGGATAATCTTGCTTTAACAGGTGCTACAAGCGTTACAACCCTTACTGCATCTGGTGACATTACTATGACAGGTACAGGGGAAATTCAAGTTCCTGCGGGAACTACTGCTCAACGTGCAGGATCTCCTTCTACAGGAATGTTAAGGGCTAACACAACCACTAATCAATTTGAAGGTTATATAAATGGTCAATGGGGTGGAATTGGTGGCGCACAAGCGGGTGGAGCTATTCAAGTAAATAACTCTACTGCTAACGTAAGTTATACAATTGGTGCAGGAACAAATGGTTTTTCTGTTGGACCAATAACCATTAATTCAGGAATTAGCATTACTGTTGCACCATCACAAAGATGGATAATTATTTAAGGAATTTGATATGTCAAGCATAGCATCAGGAACCACAACAACTACTGCTTTAGTTCAAACGGCAGATACAACAGGAAACCTTTTATTACAAACAGGTAGTACACCTACTACTGCGGTAACAATAGATACAAATCAAAACGTAGGTGTAGGAGTTACTCCTAGTGCTTGGGGTAGTGGCATTTGGAACGCTTTTGACATTGGTGCTGGGGCTTTGGTTGGTGGCAAAGGTAGTGCAACAAATGGTACAGTTGTTTGGTACAACGGTTTTTATAACGGCACAAATACTGTTTACAAATACAACGGTTCTTTTGCTTCTTTAGAGTTGGGGTCTGCTGGTTTTATTTGGAAATTGGCAGGTTCTGGAACTGCTGGTGGAACTGTCACATCTACTCAAGCAATGACACTAGATAATAGTGGTAATTTGTTGGTGGGGACTACAACAGATCCTAATACTGGAAAATCAGGAGTTATTGCGTCTAATGGAATATTTGGTCATGCGGGTTTGGGTGGCGCATGGGTTAGTAATGCAATAAACTTTAATTGGACAGGCAATTTACAGGCTTGGGTTGATACTACAAATCTTGGAACTATTGCATTTACATCTGATTACCGATTAAAAGAAAATGTGGTTGCACAACCAAATCCTGCTTTAACAAGAGTAATGCAACTTCAGCCAGTTCAATTTAATAGAAAAACTATTGAAATATATCAAGGCTCTAATCAAGTTGAAGAAGGTTTTATTGCTGACCAACTTCAAGCTATTATCCCTAGTGCGGTTGATGGTGTAAAAGATGGTCTAACATCAGATGGAAAAATACAACCACAAACAATTAATATTTTGCCGATTGTTTCTGTTCTTACAAAAGCAATTCAAGAACTATCAGCAAAAGTAACAGCTCTAGAAGCAAAGTTAGGAGCATAACAAATGTCTAGCATCATAAAATCAGATAATGGCGTATCTTCTGGAGTCACTGGCATAGTCCAGACTGCTGATTCCAGCGGACAGCTTGCTTTTCAAACGACCACTTCGGGCGGCAGTGCAGTAACAGCATTGACTATAGATAATAGTCAGAAGGTTACGTTTGCAAATACGATAGGGTTTGGTTCTAATGCGGGTATAACCTTTAACAACTCTTCTGCTCTTACAAATAGTACGCTTAATGACTATGAGACGGGTACTTGGACACCTTCCGATGCAAGTGGAGCAGGACTAACTATAACTTTTAACAATGCAAAATATGTAAAAATTGGTAAGATGGTTTATGTAAGTACAAGCACTATTGTTTATCCATCAACAGCAAATAGTTCAGCCGCTGTTGTTGCTGGACTGCCTTTTACTTCTACTTTGGGAGAAGTAGCTACGGGAGCTTTAGTTTCAACCAATACTTATGCTAATAGGTCGCTCATAGGTGGTAATTCTAATGCATTTTATTTTTATGCAAATGCATCTGCTTCACAATCTACAAATGCTCAGTTAAGTGGAGCTACCATTTATGGATGGTCAGCAGTTTATCAAGCAACATTTTAAGGAATCACAATGACACTCGCATCAAAAACAATTATCGACCGCACAGAAGTATTAGAAGATGGAACTATACAAGTCCGTCAATCAGAAATCATTACTAAAGACGGTAATGAAATAGCTCGTAACTTTACAAGATGGGTAAGAACTCCAGGGGATACGGCGGCTCAATCTGATCCCACACCCGTACCCGCAATCAGTGCGGCAGTATGGACAACAGAAGTAGTAGCCGCATATCAAGCCGCATTAGCCGCACAAAGACCTATAGGAGTTTAATATGTCTATTGTTTTAGATGGAACAAATGGTATTACTACCAACTCAGGTACAGTAGTATCTACAACAGATGCGACCATACACGGGCTAACAGTAGGTCTAGGTGGTGGAAGTGTTTCAACAAGCACTTTAGTTGGTAATGGTTCACTTACTGCAACCGCAGGTGCTGGTTCTTCAGTATTTGGTTATCAATCTGCTGTTTCTTCAACGGGCAATTATGTTGACGCTTTCGGTTATCAAGCCTTAAATGCTAATACATCTGGAACAGGAAATGTTGGCATAGGCTCTATTTCTTTAAGTGCTAATACAACAGGAGGATCAAATACTGCATTAGGAAGAGCTAGTCTAAGTTCAAATACAACAGGCTCATATAATGTCGGATTGGGCTTTCAAGCACTACAAGCAAACACCACAGCATCTAACCATACAGCAGTAGGGTATCAGGCGGGGTATTCAGCAACTGGGGGTGGAACTACTTTTTTAGGTAATGCTGCTGGTTCAAATTTGACTACTGGAAGCAATGGAATTTATATTGGTAACAGTTGTTCAGCGGGTTCTGTTTCAGCGACCTTTGAAATTGTTATTGGAGCTGCAGCAACTGGAAAAGGTACTAATACAGGATTTATAAATCCTAATACTGGTGGCGTATATCAAGGAAATAACTCATCTACTTGGTCAACCACATCTGATGCTCGTATTAAAGAAAATGTAGTTGCTCTTGATGATGCTCTTAGCAAAATACTTGCACTTCGTCCAGTATCTTTTGATTACATTGTTAGCAAAAGAGCAGATGTATCATTTATTGCTCAAGAATATCAAACAGTATTTCCAGAACAAGTTAATACCCATTCAGCTTCTCCAGAAGAAAAAGAAGTTGCAGGTACAGACACATTGTTTGGTTTGAATAAAAATCTTGATCCATACTTGGTTAGAGCAATTCAACAACTTAACGCATTAGTTACCGCACAGGCAACAGAAATCCAAGCACTCAAAGCCAAGGTAGGAATATGAACCAACTAACCACACTATTAAAAGACAAGCACGTTCTTTGGGCGTTGTTTATTGCCATACTCTCAGTATTGCAGGGTTTCTTATTTGTTTTCCCGCTGACTCCTGTTCACCAGATGATAGTGGGCATTATAATTTCCGTGGTCGTGGTATTACTGCGATACATTGAACTTAACCAACCTACAGGGAATTAATATGCAAGAAATAAAACTATCCGTACAGACACTCAACATGGTTATGAGCTATCTTGGAACAAAACCTTTTCAAGAAGTATTTCAAGTTATTGAAGTTCTTCAAAAAGAAATAAATGCACAACAAAATCCTGTT